TTAATGCAATCTGTATTAATAGAATACCTGGTGATGAGAACAGTATTACAGGTGGTAACATAAGAGGTTTATATTGGACATATCCTGATACAACTAATTATGAAGAACAAAGATTAGAACCTGTACAAGAAGAATTATATACTGAATTATGTCCAGAGTTTAAAGATACTTACGTTGAAGAAGTTTATAATCTAATTACATCAAAGTTTAAATTAGGTCGTATAAGATTTTTAATGAAACCACCACGTTCTTGTTTATCGTGGCATAGAGATCCTGAAATGCGTTTACATATTCCTATTATCACAAACATAGGGTGTAAAATGGTGATTGAAGATACGGCGTTTCATATGCCTGCCGATGGTAATGGTTATATAACAGACAATACCAAATATCATAACTTCTTTAATGGTAGTGAAATAGATAGAGTTCATTTAGTTGCAACCGTATTAGAACATAATTGTTCTGGTGATGATTGTTGTAAATTGTGCTAGACTTGACAATTTTTGTATTATGTGTTATATTAATATCTGATATGTTATAAACACATATCTATTATAAATAATAATATAACGTTCATCCTGAAACGGACGGAAGTAGGCAATGCCGAAGGAACGCACCTAACTTTTAAAAGGAGGGTGTTATGGATAGACATACAAGAGTGCTTGAAAAATATAGTAAAGCAAAAGACCAAGAAAAAAAAGTAAAGGTTATGTTTAGTGCCAGAAAAGAAGTTGACATCAATGGTGGTGGAACGTCTGGTTACATAGTTAAACACGGACCAAACAAAGATAAAATATTAGGTCACTATTCGCCAAAATCAAATAATAATTGGTAGATAAGAAAAACCCACCGAGGTTTCTAGCCTCGGTGGGAAAAAACAACCCTTATAGGGTAACTCTAAATTCCGTATTCGTTTAATCTGAAATCTACAACTGGTGTAAAGTCGTAGGCATATTCATTATCAGGTAGGGCACCTGACATTTTAACCAAAGTATCATTTGGTTTCTTTTTATCAAAAAACTTTTGTAGTATAGTTTTAAGATTATCTGCTATTACTTTAGCAGCATTATCTGGTGCATTGAATTTGCAGAATAAAGAACCACAAACTACATTAACATCTGTAGCACCAACTTTCTTTGCAACTTCAATAATTTCTTTTCTTAATTGTTCATTTGTCATAATGTTCTCCTATGTTGGTTATTTTAAATATAAAGGTCCTGTCCATTGAATTGGATAGTTACCTGTTAATACATTTCCTCTTGGTGAGTTTAATGCAGGTGCATTCCATCCTGCTGCCTTTAATATATCACCTTTTTTAAAATGTTTAAAATCTTCTTTTGCAATAAAACAAAAAACGCCAGTATCGTGTACAACTTTAATGTACTTTTTACCTTGTGTAACTTTTACTTTATTGTCCCAAGTGTCAACTTGTTCTTTAGCATAACCTGTAAGTTCTTTGCCACCCATTGTTGACATTCTTTCATAGTCTTGTTTAGCACCAGCCATTAAGTTTTTAATTCCTTCGTCTAGTGTCTTTGCTGTTTTTTCAACTTTTATCATATTAGTTAGTCTCCTTTTTCATAGTTAATATAGTTAGTATAACAGAAATTATAGCGATTGTCAAGCAAATAAACATTAGTGTGTAATTTTCTTGTCCCATACAAGCACCATTGCAATCTTCAATTGCACCAGCGGCAAGTATCAACGATAATATTCCTGTAATTGCGAAAATGTTAGTCATATTTTTTCTCCTTTTGTTATGCAACTTTTAAATAATCTTTTAATACATCACCTCTACTAGGATGACGAAGTTTTCTTAAAGCTTTTGCTTCAATTTGTCTAATTCTATGTCTAGTTACACTAAATTGTTGACCTACTTCTTCTAAAGTATAATCAGTATTCAAACCGATACCAAATCTCATTCTTATAACTCTTTCTTCTCTCGGTGTAAGAGTAGATAAAATTGAAGTTATTTTTTCTTTTAATTGATTTTTAGCAACAACTTCATCTAAATTCAAATCACTTTCTAATTTGTTTGCGTTTGAAAGATCGACTGATTTAAAAATAGCGTCTTCTTTTTGATATTTGTATGCTTCACTTTTTTGAGTTATAGTATAAATCGAAGGTTTTTTATAATTTTTTAAAATTTTTGTATGATTTAAATTTCTATAATGTGTAACATTATCATTATAATCATACACTTTTCTTTTATAATATCTTTTTGCAAGTTTTGAGTAAGTTTTTATTATCATAATGTTTTTTTCTTTGTTTTTCATTGTTTATACTTCTATATTACACTATAAATAAGTGAAAGTCAAGCAAAAAATGTCAAAAAAATCAATTATTTTACTCATTTGTTCACTATTTGTTCTCATTTTTTTAACAAATTGTGTAAAAAGTTGCAAAATTGCACCAGATTTAGAGCAAATAGGCGAATCAGCGTTGAAAAATCAGAAAAATTTGTCGGAAACCGAGTTAAGAGCGATAAAAGGACGTTGTAATTTTTAGATAAATAGAGATATGAAAGAATATTGTCAAAATTGCGGACATATTTGCCATTGTAAAGGGTATTGTTTACAAAATTATGGCGAAAAAAACGAAACTGTGTGTTGTACTCAATGCCGACACAAGGAAAATGAAGAAAAAATCGAAGATATAACAGCATTATTTAATGGAGCATAAAAAATGAGCAAATTAAGAGAATTTATTTTTAAAAACGACAAAGGTGAAGAAAAAAAAGTTGAAGCAATGAGTTTAAAACGTGCAATTAAGTCAGTTCAGACAAATTTTAAAGAAAAAATCATATCAGGAGAGTGGATTTCTAAAAGAGGTGTAGAAATGACTGGTTTTTTCAAAATTCCACTTGGTCGTAAAAAGAAATTGAGTAGATAATGCCTGCTGTTTGTAGAGTTGGTGATAGTTTGTCAACAGGACACGCTTGTACAGGCACAACAACGATTGCCTCATCAAATACAAACGGAACAGTCAAAGTAAATGGTATAAATGTCATAGTTATAGGCGCTCCTACAGTATCACACCCAGCACCACCTAATCCACCTTGTCCTCCACACGTTAGATTTTTAAATGTTGGTTCTTCTACAGTAAGAGTAAATAGTATTGCTGTAGGAAGAATAGGAGATAGTGCAGATTCAGGTGCAATGATTTCAGGTTCTTCAAATGTTTTTGTTGGATAACGTATAAATATTACTGTTATGCCAAACTATGATGCTAGTAGCACCAATAATTCTAAACGATCAACTAGAATCTATAAAGATTTAGATTTAAACTTTGGTCGAAATGTTGTTACAAATGATGTTAATAAATTAACAGACGTTGAGGCAGTAAAAAGAAGTGTTAGAAATTTAATTAACACAAATCATTATGAGAGACCTTTTCATCCTGAAATAGGAAGTGATGTAAGAGCAATGTTGTTTGAACCAATGACACCATTAACTGCTCTTAACTTACAAAGAAAAGTTGCTGAGGTAATTAATAATTTTGAACCGAGAGTTAATTTAGTTCAAATATTAGCAACACCAGATTTAGATAGAAACAGTTATCATTTAAGAATTATGTTTTATGTTGTTGGTGTACCAGAACCAGTTACAGTAGAAACATTTTTAGAAAGATTAAGATAAAATGGCAAGTAACAAACTCGTAGTATCAGATTTAGATTTTGATAATATAAAAAGTAATTTAAAAGCATTCTTACAAGATCAACCAGAATTTTCAGATTATAATTTTGAAGGTTCAGGTTTTGCTGTTTTGTTAGATGTACTTGCCTATAATACTCACTACTTAGGATTTAATGCCAATATGTTGGCAAACGAAGTTTACCTTGATAGTGCAGACATAAGAAAAAATATTGTTTCATTAGCAAAGATGTTAGGATATACTCCTTCATCTGTAAGAGCACCATCGGCAAATATTTCAATTGTTGTAAACAACGCAACAGGATCCTCTTTGACAATGGATAAAGGAACAACTTTTACCTCTACAGTTGACGGCACAACTTATCAATTTGTTACAAACCAAGAATCAACAATTACTCCTTTAGACGGAGTTTATAGATTTTCAGATATTAGTATTTACGAAGGTACTTTAGTAACCTATCGTTATACAGTTGATAGTACAGACGTTGACCAAAAGTTTATTATACCAAGTGTAAATGCTGATACATCAACTTTAAAAGTTACAGTTCAAAATTCTTCAGTTGACGCTACTTCAAGTGTTTACACATTAGCAACAGGAGTACGATCACTAGACAATACATCAAAAGTTTATTTCTTACAAGAAACAGATACAGGTAAATTTCAAATTTATTTTGGTGATGGTGTATTAGGTAGAAAGTTATCCGACGGTAATATTGTAATATTAGAATATGTTGTTACAAACAAAGAAGAGGCAAACGGCGCTGCTACATTTACTTTATCAAGTTCAATAGATGGTTTTTCAAATGTATCTATTACAACTAATTCAGTTGCACAAGGTGGTTCTGAAGCAGAATCAAAAGAGTCAATTCGTTTTAATGCACCATTACAATATGCAGCTCAAGACCGTGCTGTAACAGCAACTGATTACGAAACTTTAGTTAGATCATTATATCCTAACGCATTATCAATTAGTGCTTGGGGTGGTGAAGAAGATGAAACACCAATTTACGGTGTTGTAAAAATTTCAATTAAAGCGGCATCAGGTTCTACTTTAACTAATCAAACAAAAACAGAAATTGTTAATTCACTAAGACAATATAATATTGCTTCTGTTAGACCAGTTATTGTTGATCCAGAAACAGTAAGTGTTATTCTAAATTCAACTGTAAGGTTTGATTCTAAATTAACAACTAAAACTGCTGCTACAATTAAATCTGAAGTTATTTCTTCTTTAACAAACTACAATACAAACATCTTACAAAGATTTGACGGTATCTTTAGATATTCAAAAGTAACAGGTCTTATAGATGATGCTGACGCAAGTATTGTTTCAAACATTACAACTGTTAGAGTAAGAAAATCTTTTACTCCTATTTTAAATACTTCTACTCGTTATGACGTTTATTTTAGAAACGCATTTTATAATCCACACACAGGTCACAACGCTGATATGGGTGGTATTTTATCTTCATCAGGATTTAAAATAGATGGCAATAACAATGAAATGTTTTTAGATGATGATGGATCAGGTAATATTAGAAGATATTATTTTGACGGCGGTGTTAGAGTTTATGCAAACAACACACAAGGAACTGTAAACTATACTACAGGTCAAGTAACATTAAATTCATTGAACATAACTTCCATTTCAAATATTAGAGGATCATCTTCCTCAGTAATAGAAATAACAGTAGTACCTAATTCAAACGATATTGTTCCAGTAAGAAATACAATTGTAGAAATTGATATTGCTAATTCAACTGTAACTGTAGAAAAAGATACTTTTATTGGTGGAGGTAACGAGGCAGGAGTAGGATATACAACTCCGTCAAGTTATTAATGTTCAATGGCAAAATTTAATGATAAAATTTCAACACTCATTAATAGTCAATTACCTGATTTCGTAATTGATGACCACCCACAGTTTGCTAAATTTCTAAAAATCTATTTTACATTTATGGAATCTGCCGAGTTGCAGGTTACTAGTGTACAAACTACAGATGGTATATTATTAGAAACAGAAACTAACCAAGAAAATTTATTATTATTAGACGCTGGTGGTTTAGGTTCAGAAAGAACACAATTAGATTCTGGTGATAAAGTTATTTTAGAAAGTTCTGCTTTTGGTAAATTTACAAAAGGCGAAACAATCACAGGTCAAACTTCAAAAGCAACTTCTACCGTTCTTGCTGAAGATTTAGTAAACAATAGATTATATATTTCATCACAAGATAAATTTATTAATGGTGAAACAATATTAGGTAGTTCTTCAAACGCAAGTGCTGTTATCAACGGTTATCGACCTAATCCAGTTACTACAATTCAACAATTAGTAAATCATAAAGATCCAGACAAAGTAATAGAATTTTATCTTAATAAATTTAGAGATGAATTTTTAGCAACATTACCTGAATTATTAGATGATGAAGTTGAAAGAAGAAACTTAATTAAAAATATTAAATCACTTTACAGATTAAAAGGTACAAGTAAAGGACACGAAATATTTTTTAGAATATTATTTAATGAACCAGCAGAAACAAAATATCCAAGAGAACAATTATTAAGAGTTTCAGATGGTAAATGGAATACTAAAAAAGTTATTCGTGCAATAGATGATTCTACAAATACAGAAAATACAAACTTATTAATAGGTAGAACAATTACAGGACAAACTTCAGGTGCAACAGCAGTTGTTGAAAATGTTTTTAGATATGCTTTTGGTGGAGATAAAGTTTCTGAATTTATTGTTAATCCAGATACAATAGTAGGAACATTTCAAATAGATGAAGTCATAAGAGGAACATCATCCGATTTAACAGATAGATTTATCAAAGCAAGTATTACAGGTATTCCTTCTACAAAAACAATTACAAATGACGGTGCCTTAAATGACGCAACAGACACAATTACTTTAACAGGTGGTGGTCAAGGTGCTTTATTTGCAATTAACGGAATTGGTTCTGGTAAAATCACAGACATTATTATAGACAATGCAGGATTTGACTTTGATATAGGAGATGACTTAGTATTTAATAATACAGGCACACAAGGGTCAGGTGCAGAAGCATTTATTTCAGTTGTAAACGGTGGTATTACTCCTGAAGACGGATTATCAGACGCAGAAAATATATTTGCAGACACAAATGTTTATCCTAACGGACCTGTAATTAGATATGATGAAGTTACTTTTCAAGCAGGATTTACTTCAGCAGATTTACAAGTCGGTGCTACTTTATTAGGACAAACTTCAGGTGCAACAGCAACAATAGGAAACGTAGGAACAACACAACACGATCCTTATGATATTTACCTATCTGGTTATACAGGTAGTCCTACATTTACAGTTGGTGAAACTTTAACTATTACAAAAATAGACTCAACACAATTTACATTAAAGATTAGTAGTCGTCCTGGTGATACTGCTACAATTGCAAGTAAAAATTCTTTTTGGGAAGATATAAGATTATTAGGAAGATTAACTAATACAGACGATCACATAGTTTTAGAAGACGCTACTACTGATGGAGATTTATACTTTGGTCAAAAGATTGTACAAGAAACTGGAACAGGAATTAAAGATGTTACAGATATATTCATAGTAAGTGGTGGTGATGGATATAAGTCTTTACCTACAATTTCATTTACAAATGCCTCTTCAGGTAAAGATGGAACATTTAAATCTTTTGGTACAGAAATCGGAAGAATATTAGACATTAAAACTTTAGAACCAGGAATACAACATCAATTATCTCCTAGTCCACCTACTGTAGAATTATTTAATAATAGTATTGTAATTACAGCGACAGGAGATTTTGTTAACGGAGAAACAATTACATCTTCAAGTGGTGCAACAGCAACAGTTGTAAGTTATAACAATGCAACAGGAGTTTTAAAAAGTAAAGATGTTACTGGTACTTTTTCAGTTAACAATACAATAACAGGTTCTAGTTCAGGTGCTACGGCAATTATTGCATTTACAGATCACGCTGAAGCAACTATTAATATTGATGCTGTTGCTGATACAGATG